TTAGTTGAAATGGATGGGTTTGATGATTCGGATGGAATCGTTATACTCGGTGCAACCAATAGAGCAGATGTGTTAGATAAAGCTTTATTAAGACCTGGAAGATTCGATAGAGAAATTAATGTTGGACTCCCTGATGTCAAGGGTCGTGGTCAAATACTTCAAGTGCATATGAGAAAAGTTCCAACTTCCGATGATATTAAATTAAAATATATTGCTCAAGGTACTACAGGATTCAGTGGTGCCGAACTTGCAAATCTTATTAATGAGGCTGCTCTTTTTGCCGCAAAAGAGAATAAACAAAATGTCTGCATGGCAGACTTAGAAAGGGCAAAAGATAAATTGATTATGGGTGTGGAAAAGAGAACTATGGTGATGGGGGAAGATGAAAAACGTATGACTGCATATCATGAAGCAGGACACGCTATCGTAGGTAGATTAACAGAAACCCATGACCCAGTATATAAAGTGTCTATTATGCCTAGAGGTAGAGCACTTGGGGTTACTATGTTCCTACCAGAGAAAGACGCTTATTCTGCATCTAAAGAAAAATTAGAATCACAACTACAATCATTATATGGTGGACGTATCGCAGAAGAATTAATATACGGTAAAGATAAAGTTACTACTGGTGCATCTAATGATATTGAACGTGCTACTTCTATTGCTAGAAATATGGTCAAACGATGGGGATTATGTGACGCAGTAGGACCACTTTGTTATGAAGATGAACAGGGAGATCCCTTTATGGGTAGGTCAATGGGGCAACCCGCTCAAACCATTTCACCCGAAATATCTAAACTATTAGATGAGGAAGTTATTAAATTAACTACTAAAAATTATGATAAGGCTAAGAAAATACTTGAGGATAATATGGATATTCTACATTCTATGACTGAATGCTTAATGGAATATGAAACTATTGATAAATATCAACTTGACGATTTATTAGAAAGAAAAGATACTATTAGAGAACCAATGGGGTATGACTAATAAAGGAGAATCAAAATGGATAACCCAATATCAACTACTATTGTTGTTTCGCCTTCACCACAACAGGCAAATTTTAATAATAAACTGCATGGGGGAGAATTACTTAAATTATTAGATCAAGTCGCTTCCGCTACGTCTAGAAGATTTTCTAGACTATACTGTATTACCGCTAAAGTTATTGAAGTGCAATACCTTGAACCTATAGATATTGGTTGCCTTCTATCTATTAGAGGCGAAGTCATCAAAGTAGGTAGAACTTCTATGACTATAGATATTGTAGCAGTAACTGAAAATATTGAAACTTCGAACCAAGTTAAATGTATTACTGCTCAATTCCTTATGGTGGGGGTAGACGCTAATAAAGTACCTACACCCGTTCCTAAAATACCCGAACACCATAAAGATAAATGTAAATCATGCGGGCACGTGAAACATAATGTTAATGATAACTGGTTTAATCCTAAAATGAATAACCATTACTCACAATATTTTGAGGAAACTGAAGACAGAGACTGCGGATCACTAAAATCAAGTAATAATGACAATTGAACCATATAACCTATTTAAAATATACCAATCTATTAATTACCATTTCGCAAATAATAATTATAATTATCAAAAATATAAAGGAAATATAGCTACTACATATGATACGTTCCAAAATAGAAAGGATAAATACTCATTCATTAAATCAGCTAGATACTTCAATAATGAAAATCATGCTAAATTGTTTATACTTGCCGTTATTATTGGCAATGGTATCAAAATAGGCAAATCATTACCACATATTACTAGCCTCGTTGACCAAGATAATATTAATACATATAATATATACCAAGGGAAAATAGATAGAATGCAATATATGTACCAAAATGATATATCATTCCTATTAGATTATGGGAAACACTATAATATTAATAACATTAATAATATTCTTCATGGTTACGATAATCAATACCCAATTTGGCATAAACTGGTTGTTAATAATAAAATTAATATAGAATCAATTATTATACTAGATATTATCCTGAACTTTATTATAAATATAAAAATTAAAGATATTTATTTCGACCAGTTCCTTTATACTACTAAACAATATAAATACTTCATTAATATCAATAATCAATTCTATCATAAACTAACTAAATCTATTTTTGAGGTGTCTTTAAGTGAACACATATAACATTAATGCATACGCAGTAATACTATTAGGGATTACTCTTTCTATCATTGCCGCATACTTTTCTATTTCAGGACTGACTAAAATCTTTATTAATAATAATATTCCTATCATTACTATGGGTATTGGTCTTGAAATCGCTAAACTTACTACCGTCAACTGGATATATATTAAATGGAACGTATATAATATAGCAATGAAATTATACTTTATTATTGCTATCATTGGGATTATGATTATTACTTCATTAGGTATATTTGGTTTCCTTTCTCATGCCGCACAAGATACTAATACTAATATTAATAAATCTAATATTACTAATAATATGTACCAATCACAAATACAGTCTAGAAATAATATTATTAATAATGCTAATATTGCTCTTAAACAATTAGATAATACAGTAGATAAACTTATTCAATATGATAGAATAAGAGGTAATGATGGAGCAGTACAAACTAGAGAAAATCAAAAACAAGAAAGAAATCAACTTAATAATATTATTAATAATGCCAATAATGATATTAATGATATAGTAGATAAACAATACAATACTAATATTATTAAACAATCTGATTATTATGAAGTAGGATCACTTATTGCTATTGCTAATATATTCGGTAATTCTAATTATAATAATATTCTTAATATGCTTATCTTTTTAGTTATTCTTGTCTTTGACCCATTGGCTCTACTTTTAACCCTATCTGGTACTATTGCTATATTATCTATACGAACATCTAATACTAATGATATCATTGGAACAACGAGAGATAATATACATACGGGTGTACCACCTGAAGTTACACACGATGACCTTTCACCTAATAAACTAAAAAGATGGAAGTCCTTAAATAATACTTCAAATAATACTTCAGACAACGATAATATCACAGAAAATAGAAGAGGGGTTTAATCCCAGATAAAGGAATATGCAAAACTAATGAATTTTTTATTAAACCTGAACGAGAATGATTCTCATTTGGGTGTGACTCTCATCAATTTTAGTATAAAATAGTATAATAGTCGATATGACTTGACAAATACAATATATTATGTTATACTATCTATGTTAGGTTTTATAAATTATATTAACAAGATGAATATTCATCACAACAGGAGCATTTAATGGGATTGGATATAGTTGATTCTAAGAGATTGTGTTATGATATAGAGAAGATATATGCGGAGAACCGTAATATATCATATATAGAAGTTATATCAGAATATGCAGAAGATAATAGTATATTAGTAGAGGATGTAGTAAGCTTACTAAGTCCACTATTAATGGATAAGATTAAGTATGAATCTAATAAGTTAAATTTACTAAAGGGGGATAAGATAAACGAGATAATAATATAGATATAACGATAATAATATACAAAGATAAAAGGATATAAAGATATGAGTACAGTAAGTAGATTACGTAAGAATAAGATTAATGTGCAACGATTGGCAGATGAGTTAGAGAAAACAAGTGGTGCAAAGAAGAGTTATATAGATGAACGATTCTGGAAGCCAACTACAGATAAAGGGGGGAATGGTTTTGCGACTATTCGTTTCTTACCCACATTATCTGAGGATGACCCAGTAGCATGGAGACGTATGTTTTCACATGGTTTTCAAGGACCGGGTGGATGGTATTTGGAGAATTGTCCAACTACATTAGGAGATACATGTCCGTTATGCCAAGAGAATACTAAGTTATGGGATACTGGTGATAACTCGAAACGCAATATTGCAAGAGATCGTAAAAGAGTATTAAAGTATATAAGTTATATATACGTGGTGGATGACCCATCTGTTCCTGATAATGATGGTAAAGTATTCTTATATAAGTATGGTAAAAAGATATATGAGAAATTAAATAACTTAATGATACCTGAATTCCCTGATGAGATTCCTAGAAATCCATTTGATATAGACGATGGTTGCAACTTCAAATTAAAGATCCGTAAGGTAGATGGATATATTAATTATGATAAATCAGAGTTTGCAGAACCTTCTATATTATCTACAGATGATGATTTCTTAGATACTATATTAGATCAGGTGAAATCTTTAGATGAATTCACATCTAAGGATAATTTCAAATCATATGATGATTTGAAGTCTAGATTAACTAAGGTATTGGGGTTAGAGGATAGGGTAGAAATTGAACCAACACCAACATATGAAACAGTTGACGATACACCTGCAATGGTGTCTGAGTCTGTCTCAGAACCTGCTGATGCACCGAAACCAACAAAATCAAAGGAGAGTAGGGGTGAGAGTACATCAGAAAGTGATATTAGTTATTTTGAGAAGTTAGCCAATACTGATTGGTAATATTATGTTAACGGTATATTCAACAGTATTAATAATATGTACCGGTATCTTTGGAGTAGCCATATTAGTATGTCTACTCTTTGGGTATAACTTATACATGTATTCTAATGGTAAATCATATACTAAACCAGTATATGATATAGATGAATATATACAGAAAGTGAGACGATGGAAACGTCCCGACGACGGGGCTAAAAGTAATAATCTGAGATGGGAGTCAATGAAATCATATAATATTAACATATTCAACTATATTATAGCTATATTAATATTACCTATATTAATTGGTATATCGTGTATATTATTAGTATATTATATAGCTACTGATTGGAGATAGATATCCGGTAATCAGGACGGTTGCCTCTTGACACCTTATATTGGGAAGGTGGGGGTGTTTGTGAGAAATGGGTAAAGGCATCTCTCTGTGAAAAAGTGTTTATTTGAAAAAATTTCTTAGGAAAAAAAAATCCTAATGGAAAAAATATAATTATCGTGAAAGGAGTAAAGGTATGAAGAAAGTTAGATTAATTACGAATTATGGTGATGTGGTTATAGAGTTGGACACGGAGTCTGCCCCAGTAACCTGTGAGAATTTCTTAAGTTATTGTACGGAGAATTTCTATGATGGTACAATATTTCATAGAGTAATTCCCGGATTCATGGCACAAGGTGGGGGATTTGATCCTATGGTTAATGACAATATGTTACAGAAACCAGTAAGGTCACCTATACTAAATGAGGCTGACAATGGATTATCGAATGAAAGGGGAACGATTGCCATGGCAAGGACAGGAGTCCCCCATTCAGCAACTGCTCAGTTTTTCATAAATTATGCAGATAATGGTTTTCTGAATCATACTGAGAAAACCCAACAGGGTTGGGGATATGCTGTATTTGGAAAAGTTATAGAGGGGATGGATATAGTAGATTCTATGTCTGATGTAGAAACCCAAACTATAGGTGGGCATCAGAATGTTCCTGTGAATGATATTATAATAGAGAGTACAGAAATTATACCATAATTATCTTGACAATATATATCGATTGTGGTAATATATAGATAGGAGGTAAGAACATGTCAGAAGCACATTTAATCTTAACTATTACTGCCATAATTGATATATTATTAATTTATGGGTTTATAAAATTATATAATGGATATGTGAGGAATAAGAAATCATATGATCCATACTTCAAGTGAGAGGAACTGGGAGCAACGAGAATGAATGATTTATTAAAGTTATTAAAGAGATTTGGAATAGATATAGTAGTACGATTAGGGATGATATTTTGTGGGATACTATGGATACTCTGTATATTGTATATATTGGGAGTAGTTGGAAATGCGGTAGCGGATGACGAATCAGTCGGACAAGAAAACATAAAGCAATCTATTTATGAAACGGCAGAGCAATTAATGACGTGTTCCTCAGCTATTCGTAATACATGGTCAGTATATGAGACAATAAAGGACAAGAAATCTGGAAAGGAAGTAAAGATCCATTCAGTTGCAGATGACCTCCGAATATATTCCTCGGCACTATACAAGGAAGTAAATCCGCAGATAACGGATGACCATTTAGATGAGATATTGGGTATACGGAATACGATTTT